GTGTCATCACCGTTAACAAGGACATTCCCTTCTTCCCCGCGTAGCGCCCAAAGCGCCGCGAGGTAGGAGTGAAGAGAAAGGAGGGGAAAGGAGAGGTAGCTCCCCATCATCTGCCCATGCGATACTTCCTTTTCCTCACCGGCGCAATCAACAAGTGGCCGGAGCGACTGGAACGCCCGTAAGCGTACCGGTCCGGGAATGATTATGCTCTTTCGAAGTAAAGAGCCAAGTATCGCCTCTGTCACTTCAAGTGACAGGTTGTCTGAGGCGCTCACCAAATCTACCGAGGTTTGGCAAGGGTAAACATGGACAGATGACATTCTCTTCTCCGTAGGTGGTCCAACAAGGCGCCAAGGTTGCTGCATCAAATGAGCATCAATGGCTTTGTGAAGAGGAGCTAGTACTTCGGTGGTCTCGTCATAAATGACGAGAGGCCTGCACTTACCAGCACTCAACACTTCCTTATACCGGGCCCGAATAGGCTGATCGATCGGAATAGACCGGCCTGTCAAACACTGCCTACGGAAATCTTTCCCTTTACCGCAATAAAAGATATCGGCTCGTTTCGCCGTCATTCTTGCAGTTGGATTCGGTACATGACGCCAGACAAAATCGCCATAATTCCGGTCCCATCCGAAAGGGAAGATACGAGAGACCTCACGACGAACGAATCGGAGGTACTCAGAAGAGGGGGAGGGGGGTATAGAGAACGCGTTCTGCTCCCAAGCAGGACGCGCGGATGGCGAATGCTGACGACAACCTGCAGGCAGGTTACGTTTGATTGACGCGATGGAATGGGCTAGTTCCCACCGCTCGTGCTTCAGCAATCGCATCAGAGAAAAGAGGCCGTCACTATCCCTCCGTCGACGTTGTCGACGGGGGAAAGCGACGCTTGCCCTCTCTTTTCCCTGAAGGAGAAGATAAGAGAGATACTTGTTAAGATCCCCAGCTTGAAGATCCGGCAGTTCACATACAGGAATCCTGTAGCGAATCCGAATGAGCTTCAAGCCATTGGAGATAGTCTCTCTTGTGTCGCAAGCGCTGCGAAAGCAGCCGCGACACGTTTGAGCTTCGGAACCAGTGTTGGGTTTAACCGAAGCAGCGGTGCGCGTACGTGTACGTGTGCCAGACCTCGTCATGGTAAAGCTTGTTAGCTGCCAGGTGACGGGGGGATCCTTTAACG